GTTAGTGTTTTGAATGCCAACTATTCCGGCTGCAGTTGTACTTCGTTGGATATAAAGTGAATTAGTATAAGATAACCCGGATGGTGTCCCGCCAATATTAACAGTATTTAACAGCGTTGGTATGTCATTTGCTACTATCGCCCTGAACGCCGGAGTTGCTGCGCTTCCCGATGATGGCCCAGCTAAAAATGTATTAGCCGTTTGCGTAGCCAAAGCAGGTGCAAAGGTCAATACACCTCCCGATGTTACGGTAGCTGTAGTTGGTGTACTGTAAATTGTGCCGGGCCAGTTAATAACACCCCCGTCAACAAATGTTCCGGTTGAATTAGGAAATGAATAAACTTGGCTTGCAGTTAAAAGCGATTTTGTAAGCGATGCAGCAAAACCGTTATGTCCTAAAAATGTCCACTGGCTGCTTGAATTAACATATAAAACCTCTGTACCGCTTACAGGCGTTGCGGGTGCTGGCGATTGTGCTATTCCTGAATAATAACCGTTCCCTCCTGTGCCATTATTAACTATAGTATTGGCACTTAATCCCGCATTAATTTCTGTAGTACTATTAAAAGTACTTGTACCGTTTACTATTAATGCTTCCGGGTTTGATCCACCTGCTGATGTAATAGTTACCGCTGGTTCACCACCGCTTCCGGTAAATGAACTTTGTCCCGTAGATGTTATGGCACCGCTTGTTAAACTATATATACCTAAATTAACATTACTAGTGGCTCCAGTATATGGTACATATAAAGTAGATATAGTAGTACCAGTTATATAACCTTGATTACTCCACAAAACAGTAGCACTATTTCCAGTATTAGTTATAGTATTTCCTGAAAATTGAATAGTAGTAGTGGGATTAGTTATATTTACTAAATTATTAGTATTTAAAGTTATGGAATTATAAGAGCCTCCAGAAGATAGTTCAATATAATTACCACCTCCAGAAACTAATCTACTACCACTTAAAGTACCTATTAATCCACTATAATTACTACTTAAAGTACCTCCATTTATTCCAATATTACCAGTAACAGTACCACCAGTTAATTGTAAATATCTTCCGTCAGTATATGAAGTATTAAGACTAAATACATTACCTGATTGAGTTATAGTAATACCATCTGATAAATAAGTATTAGGACCTGCACTTAAAGCAAGAGTTATTTGAGTAGTACCTAAGGTTACTGGATTACTATTAACTAAGTAAACTTGACCTTGTTGAGTGGATCCTTCTCTTACTAAATAAGTAGCTCCTGATAATTCTAAAGAAGTATTACTGTCAATAGTTCTAGTTAATATCCATGGAGTTGAGATACTACCTTGTTGAGTTAATTCATAAGCTCCATTATTAGTACGTAGTGATCCACTTTCATTCTTAACTAATATAGTATCAACTCCTGATGATAATGATATACCGTCAATAGTTGGAAATGCTCCATTACTAGATGCAGTTAATGTTAAAAAATCAGAACTTGTAGTATAAGCAGGAAGGGTACCCGTTGTACTTACAGTTACAGAATGTTTCCAGTTTAATCCATTAACATAATTTAATAATTGACCAAAACTAGCAGGTTCTAAAGCTGTAGTAGCATCTCCAGCTAAATAAATAGGTCCAGTTAATGTAGTTCCATTTAATACAGTAGTTACATCACTGGCTAATAAAGTAATTGCTCCAGTCCTCGTATTAAAAGAGGTAACATAAGTACCAGAACTTAAAGCATAATTAGCATTCGCATAATCTAAAGTAACAGGATCAGCTCCATTAACTGGGTCAAGTACATTTATTTCACTCATGAAACGCATTACTAGTGATCCTGAAAATATACCATTATAAGCATCTATGCTAAATAGAGCAGAATTACTAGAATTGTAAAATTCTAAACCATCCCAGGTCAATCTACTATAAAAACCATTACCGCTATAAAGTGCCTGAAATTCGGTGGGGTCAACCGATGTAGTATACCCACCTGATGAGCTTACTAATCCATTTTGAAAATTAGGGACTTGAGTTATAGTTTGATCTGATCCACCTATTGATATAAAATTATCATATAAATATCCTATATTAGGTATTACTAATGGAGTATCTGATGACCAATTAGATGAATAATCACTAGCATATAAAACTCCTATATTATTAATAGCATCTTGGACTAGTATACCACCTTCACTACTGAGTAATATAACTTGACTACCTCCACCTCCGTATTCAAAATAAAGGCCTAGTCCAGTAGTATAAAATTCCATGAAACTAGCTGAACTACCTGATCCTATACCAATTTCTATTCCAGGATTACTAGGATCAGGTCCCATCCAAAGATAAGTAGATGAATAAAGATCGTCAGAAAGTTCAAACTGATTACCATTTTGATCTATGTTAACACCTTCTATTAATTGCCCACCTAATCCTATAAAATTAGTACTATTAACTGATAATCCATTATTAAAATCAGTCATTCTAGTTACATCAGTAGGATTAACTGGTGAGTTATTAACTGATAGACCTTGTAAGAAGTAAGCATTACCTGTGCTCCCTTTAATTTCAAAGAAAGATGATCCTTCAGTACCACCTATAGCAAAACCATCTGTTGAACCTGTACCAGTAACTATAGTGAGTGGAGTGGCTACATTAGTAAGTGAAAAAGCACCCATATCATAACCTATTCTCCAATTCATATCCGTATCCCCATTAAATAGAATATATTGGATGTTAGATAAAGCTATATTACCACCTGATAATAGTCCATCAAATACTGGATTAATGATAGTAAGATACATATCAGATGCATTACCAATTAAAGTATTCACTACACTTTGTGTAACAAATGGATTAGTATTTGAAGGTGTAGTGGCAGCTACTAAACCTGCATTAATAAGAGCTGTTGTGTGATAGCGTTCAGTAGGTATACCGCCTTGTAAACCATATAATGAATTATGAACTCCATTAGTACAAGCAGGTGTAAGATCAGAGATACAAGTTGTAGAGTTTACAGTTTCTATAGAAAGTATCTTATCTGTTTGTTCCATAGAACTATCTATAATTGTAAATGGATTATTACTTCCTGTTTGTAACATTGTTATATTTCGTTAAGCCTTCTTAGATAATAATCTATTATAGCTGTTTGTTTATTAGTATCTACTGTAAAATTATTTAACATGTTAATAGCAAACATTGCTTCTCTAATAGTTGAGTAACCATTAGATGTTTTATGACCCTTTTGTGCTTGTCTAATAAAGATAGCAAAATTATCAATGATTAATTGTTTTAAAATAGGTAACTTATCCACTACAACCACAATTTGCTCCTATAATAGGTGAACACATTGTGCCACATATGTCTAAGGCTTCTATTAACTTTTGTATCTGTGTTATATTGTTAAAGTCTTGAAGATACTTAATTACTTCAAGTGTCATATATAAAATATCTCTCTTTTCCTTAAGTTCTTTAAACTCATAACGTCTATCATCCTCTGATCTAGAATCTCTATAACTATCGTAATATGTATCCCCATAATCTCGTCTATCCTGTCCATAATCTCTATGATGTTGTGGAACTCCTATATTTTTATCGGTTATTGTACTTAGTATTTTAAAATAACATGCGTTAGTATGACAAGTTGAGATAAACGAACTACTAGTTGAAATACAGTTAGAAGTATTAAGATTAGTGTTTATAAAAGCAGTAATTGATATTATAGTTGGTGTGCCACTTATAACATTATATAAATTTGTGCCATCTGTATAAAACATATTTATACTGTTAAAAATAGAATTAGTATAATTTGCCGTATAAAAAGTAAGGGAAGGTATAAAATATCTTGTTAGTGTATAAGAACCATCAAGTGTTAATTTATAACTAGTTGATGGAAAGTTATTAGCGTAAGTGACATTTGTAGGTTGAGGTACAGTATAAAATGAGTCAGAGGTATTAACTATTACAGGTGTGCTTGCATACTTATTATAAAGTAAAATATTTAAGAAATAACCTTGTGATAGCTTATATGTATTGAGTACAAGTGAACTTTCGTTGGATTCCGGTAAGAATCCAGTTAAGTTAGTACTACCATTATAGAAACCTGTAGTATCAGAGACAGACAAATTACAACCATTATCTAGAGTTATATTTAAAGCGAGTGTTGTCATGCAAAGTCTTGATTAGGTGTTTGATTAACTTTATTACCTTGAATCACTTCAAGTTTTTCAAGTTCAATACGTTGTTCATCTAATTGTATTTTCTTATCGTTATAATCTTTAGTATTTTGATTTTGTTGAGTACGTACTGTAAAGTCATCATTAATAGCTTGTTCTTCAACTTGAAGACCTTGTGCTTTAAGTTTATCATTTTGACTTTGAATAGCTTGCATTTGGGATTGAAGTTGTTTAGCAGCTTGTTGAGCTTGTTTGAGTTGTTGAGTAAGCATTTGAATTTGATTATTCTCAGCTTGTTTCTTCTTAATAGCGTTAAGAACATCTTCTTTCATTTCTGTCATAGATTCAGCACTAATACCCTCAAGTATAATATCCATATCAACTTGTCCACCTTTAATAAGTTCCATAGTAATCTGTTCTATTTTCTGCATATCCTTAACCATATCGCCTGAATCTGCTATATGCACATCATAATCAGTAAAGCAAAAATGTTCTGGTGATATTGAAAAGATCTTTTGCATTTTATCACCAAGTATAAGTGATCCAACCATTCCATCTCTATAAGACTCTTTACAAGCATTAATAGCATCAATAAGAAGTTCTGTTGTAATAGAATCCATAACTTGATAATATTGTTTTGTTATGATTGCTGACTGTCTTACACCTACTGCTACATTTGAAACTGCATCAGTTTGTTCTATACCTCCAAGTAACTCTCGAAATACACCAGTTATAGCTGAACATGTATCTTCAGTTTGTTGTATTACAAGTTGTATTGCTTGAATAGCTTGACCTGGAACAGTATTATCAAAACCTGAAAACACTGTATTATGATTTGCTCCACGACCCTCTTGAGCTGTATTAATTGGGGCAAGGCCCTGTTTCTTATAAGCCATAAACTTTAGAAGTCTTTCTTCTGGAGTTTGACCTAGAAATGTAGGTAGATTAGAAACATCAACCCAATCTCCTTTAGATCCTGAGTTAGCTATTAAGTTATCACGATGAAAGTGAAGTATGTCATACTTATCTTGTAGACCTGCTGTTGCTAAGACTAATGAATAAGGCTTACCATTACGATCAGAGTAATAAGTACCATTAATTGAATTAAAACATTCATAAGGATTTTCTACACTCCGTATTACATCTTCATCTTTACCCATATCAACATAGATATCTTGACCTATTCTAGTACCTTTATATCTATCAACTCTATAGATAGTTTTACCATCTTCCGTCTTATAATCGTTCTTATTAACTGTTAACCATTCAACCTCATATACCGGTACAAGATTAAGCTTATTATAATATTGTTCATTCTTATAGTCATTATTATAAACTGAAAATGGATCAATAGCTACAGATGTATCTGCAACTAATCCACGAGAATCATTAACGATATACATGAGTGAAGAATTAGGTCCTTCAGGCATACCATCCATTAAACGATCTATATCATCTTTCTGAAAGAAGTGACCATAACGATTAAGTATTTGATCTTTGTACATCCATCTACGAGATACTATACGTGGTGCTTTTTTAATATAAGGAGAAAGTGTAGTTCTATCGTGAAATACATCAAATGGATTAAGCACTTCAATCTGTGGTGTCTCACCTTTATGTATGGTTGTTATTTTATAATAACATTGACCTGCAATAAGTATATCAAGTAAGATTGTCTTAAGTTTATTATAAATATCAACTGACTTAGACTGTATAAGATGAAGTAATACATTCTGTGCTGCTATTTCAAATTCAGATACAAAGTTTCTTGATATCTCATCCTTTAGTTTAGAGAGTTCATTCTCTACTGCTATATCTACTGGTACTTGTTGTGTTTGTTGATCTTCTGGTGTTGCATAAGCAAATGTAAAGTTAGTTTCAAATTGAGTTTTAAGTCTATTGACTTCTCCTTCATATATAGCAAGTTGTTTCTGTCTCTCTATTTTATTAAGAGTAGGTTTATCTTTACAAGTAACTTTTGGCTTTATTTTATTTTGAAGATACTGTCCTACTAAGGCATCTACATGTCTACGTATAAGAGGTATAAACTCAATTGAAGTTGCAACACCAATACCGAAATTCTCTTCTAAATGCCTAAATTGTTGAGCATCACGTAATCCATTATAATAATTATAAGCTTTACGCAAGTGATCTTTCTCTTTAATAAGTTCAGCAATAGCAAGATCTATACAACTAACTAGATAGTCATCTGTATCTTTTTCCTTCTCTGAATAAAGAGCATTTTGATTATAACTCTCTGTTAACATGATTATCAAATTTAAGTAAAGGGTCTATATAATGGTCTGCTTCAATCATTGGTTTTCCTATTCTGTATGCTATAAAATGTTTAGTCTCAAAAAACTTAGTACTACCTATTTGTTTAACTATATAATTAAAAAAGTTATCTTCTGATGTAAACTCACCTTGCATAACAAATGGAAACATCCATTGATTTAAACCCCATGTCAATACATAAAGTTTAACTCCATCACATATAGGTTTAGTATAGTAGTCAAGAGTACTTAAGTATTCTTTATGAAATTTATCTCTTATGTATTGTCGGACTCTATCCGGTAAGTCTAAATAAGTACTCATTATTATTTTCTTGAGGTTTTATACCATATCGTTTTCTACCATCTTCATAGTAATATCCTATATCTCTCCATTCTTGCTGCTCTTGTTTACGTGGTGTTATACCCATCATATCTTGATCACCAATTTCACACATCTGCATTGCAGCTACTATATCAAATTTACCTTTTAATTCGTATGAATAGTCTTGAAGCTGCTTTACCATATCTAAGTAAAAAATGTTTTCACAATAGTCATTTATATAATCACGTACAAGGTCAAGTCCATAATCAATAAGTTTAGGAGTAGATTGAGTACCAATTAAGTTAGTTGCATTCTTATTATTAGATTGACCTTCAAGAGCATATTTAGGTCTAGACATTAAATAGCGTATCCAACCCTTCTCTCTAAAGTAACCAATAAGACCAATCTTTGTATATTCTATATTAGCTTTAGCATTATACCACCAAAGCATCATAGCTGCTTTTTCATAACACTCACGAACATCAACTGGTCTATCAATATATTTACATACATATTGATTACCTGAAAGTCCATATGAACGTTTCTTAACCACAATACAAAACTTAGAACCTTTATCGCCTGAGATTGAATCGTTGATACCCATATCAATAGAGTCAATACCAGCTACATATAAATCATGAACTACAAGACCATTCTCTTGTATTGGCTCTTCCGTTACAAATACTGTACCACTATCACTCTTAGTAAATTTAACACCAGTAATATTCTTCTCGTTAGTAGGATCTTTAATCCATGATAAGTGACCACGTACTGGAACTGGAGTTGTTTTTAAGAATTCTATTTGAACACGTTGTTCTACAAGTTTAGCTCGATCAAAGTTATTAGAACCTTTACGTGATAAAGCTTCTTCATATGTAAAACAATACTCTGAACAGTATCTAAGATAAGCTTCAGGCTGTCCTTTCTTTTTATCTCTCTCTTTATTATAGTATGCTCTAGCTAACTCTTCATTAACAACACCACGATGATCCATAGCCACTATAACTGTACGCCATGCTGGTACAAAAAATGCTGTATCTACATATTCTTGTAGTGTATTATAGTTGTGTCTATAAGGTAAGATATTAAATGCACGAGGATCATTGAACATAGTTTCAAGTCCAAATAAACCTGATTTAGTCTTTTTACTCTTCGCATTCTCATTTTCATCAGTATCTCCACCAGTACCAAATACAATACGTGTTCCTACACGTTCACCATTTGGAATAACTAATGCTTCAGATACACCATAAGTATCTAAGAGAACTGGATTAGAACCTGACTCTTCAAATATAAGACGATCTGTACGATCACCACGAAGTTTATCAGCTTTATCAACTATCTGTCCAGATATCTGAGACATATGTCCAAATTCTTCGTTATCTTTATTTAATTTAGATGCACGTTTATGAAGACCTTGATTTACATATTGTCTTACTCTACGCATACCATCTTCTGAGTTCTGATTTAACCAGTCAAGTTGGGTCCAGCATTTCTGTATGATACCTTTACCAGTAAGATAAGGTTCATATGAAGCTAGATAAACTGTATTATAATGTGGTGTTGTTATAAACGGTCGTACACCTAAAGATGCACCTACTTCTGAGAATCCTCAATTAATGTTATCGCTAAGGCTTTTTATCCTTAGCTTCTCATGATTTCTCATGAGTTCAGCATATATTTTCAACCTAAGCCATTAGGTTGTCCGGCACTCGTGGGTATATTATTGCTCTCAATAGCGCTCAACACCTATGCGTTACGATACTCAGCGATTAACTGAGTTATCTCGGTATTAACATATCGATTAAATTTATCGTATTTACGATCCAATCTGAAATTACTATCACTATATAGATACTTAAACAACTTACCTAACTCAACTCTACTTGAAGTACATAAACGATACATGTCGTCTCTCTTTAAATAGTTAATGTTACAAGTTATTCCAACTTTACTAAACTCAGAATTTATATCATCGAGTAGTGATCTAGTCTTTGACGATATGTCAAATTTGGATCTTACTCTATCTGCTTTACCTTTCTCTTTAGCTAACCAAGTAGTTATACATCCATCACCATCAAAGTAACCTCTTATAAAGTGAGGTAACATCTCTGCTGATATATTAGGTAAGACTGAATCGTTATAAGTCTTTCTAGATCCAAAGCCTTTATCGCAAAGAGATTTATAGATAATTACACTAGTTATATCCAAATATATAGAACCATTATCATTTATATCTATACCATTTCTACCTGCATTTGATAATACTCTTGGTTCAGTAATACGAGTATAAGCATTTGGTGATATGTATTTCTTAAATAATTCTATTAATTGAGTATCAACTTGTGATATTCCTAAAGTCATTGTCTTTCGTTCTGCATTAACACTCCCGTCTGATGCGTATATACCTAGGATATATGCTTGAACTTCTGTTTCAATGTTATCGAAGAACTCATGTCTTATTTCTCTCTTACTACTATGCTTAGTGTAAAAAGGTAATTTCTCTAGTATTTGTTCTTGTTCTTTTATAGTCATAATAATTTTAATTGTTTTTATAATAATCAATTTAGTCTTCACCGATA